CTTGACTCTCTTGGAGGATTGGAAAACCCTTGACCTTGTGTTGGAAAAAGATGTAACTATTGAAGCATGTATAACATCTAACTGGCACACTGGGGCCATAGTCAAACCATCTGAGCATCCTATAAAGAGGTGGCTTGACAACGGGGTAAGCGTTGCTGTATGTGCGGACAATACCCTTTTATCAGAAACTCTTCTTGCAAAAGAATATGCAATTGCAAGAACACATTGTGGGCTTTCATATAAAGACATTATGCAATGCAAGACCAATGCAGCTCATGCAACATTTCAAAGGAGATAACAATGGCAGAAAGAAAAAAGATAAGAAAAAAGGGAACTGGAATTGATGTGAAGGACCGAGAAAAGGAAAAGCATAAGCTCCAACCACCAAAGAAGTATAAGGTTGTGTTTCATAACGATGATTATACGCCAATGGATTTTGTTACACTAGTTATCATGGATGTTTTTCATAAAAGCAAAGCAGCGGCAGACACTATAACTCTAATGGTTCATCATTCCGGAAAAGGTATTGTCGGAACATATCCAAAAGAAGTTGCGGAGATGAAGCTTAAAAATTGTCATGAATGGATTCGAGCTTATCAACATCCCTTGCTGGTAACTTTGGAGCAAGAATGAAAGAAAGTAATCAAAAGATGTGGCTGCTTGTCGATGGTATCGTTAAAAAACTAAAACGAGCAAAATATTGGACGACATCCGCCGACAGTTATCATAAAGAGTTAATGACGGCTCTTTCGTTGCTAGAAGAAGTTTTAATAAAAATTGAACAGGAGAAATAATGACTTCATTTTATATATTATTGTTAATCAGTATAATAAGTGGTACTGTATTATTTGTTGGGTGGATCAATGAAACTTGATCATGTAGCCCTACAAGTCGATAACCCAAAGGAAGCGGCTTTTTGGTACCAAAGAAACTTTGGAGCCATAATACTATACGCAGATGCCACTTGGAGTTTTGTTCAAATGCAGAACGTCAAGATAGCATTTGTTGTCAAAGAACAACATCCTGCACACATTGCATTTGAAGTGGAGGAGTTTGAAGAAGGTGATCGTGTAAAGAAACATCGTGACGGTAGCGAGTCTGTCTATAAACGAGATCCTTTTGGAAACATTTATGAATTAATCAGGTACAAAAAACTTGACAAATAAATAAAAATATGTTATAATATAAATATCAATATCTCGGAGGATAATAATGAAATTTGTAAACTTACACGCACATAGCGGTGTAGGCTCGCCCTTTGACGGGTTTGGCTATCCGCAAGAACACATGGACTTCGCATATGATAACGGTTGCGAAGCTCTCGCATTGACCGATCATGGTAACATGAACGGCTTTGCTTATCAAGTCCTGCATGCAAAGAAGATGAAAGCAGCAGGCAAAAACTTCAAACCGATATTCGGTGTTGAGGCTTACTTCATCCCATCTGTTGAAGAATGGAAAGTCCAACTTGAAGAGTTCAAGAAAGACAAGAAGAAAGCCAAGACTATTGATGCTGATCGGTCTGGTACAAACATCGAAGCGGATGGCGAGTCCAAAGGTATGTCTAAGTCGGACATCAATCGTACACGCCATCTCATTTTGATTGCGATGAACCAGACTGGTCTTAATAACATCTTCAAAATGGTCTCTGAGTCTTATCACGGAGACTATTACTATCGCAAACCACGAGTTGACCTTGAACTGCTTGAGAAATACAACGAGGGTGTTATCGCTCTCTCTGCTTGTCTCGGTGGTATCTATGCTGGTTGTTATTGGCAGAACCGTGAAGAAGGCTCGGACGCTGTTCTCAAGAGTATGAGACAGATGACTGAAGACATGCTCTTCATCTTTGGTGATCGCTGGTATCCCGAAGTTCAATGGAACGGTGTTCCCGAACAACATGAACTAAATCAGTATGTAATCCAAATGGCAGAAGAGTATGATATGAAGCTAGTATCAACGGCTGACTCACACTATCCCAACCCTGATGCTTGGAAAGACCGAGAACTATACAAGCGTCTTGGTTGGCTTGGTCGTGGTAAACCTGAGTGGCTAGATATGAACATCCCCACAGAAGTTCAAGAACTTGAATACGAACTGTATCCAAAAAACGGAGAACAGATGTGGGAAGCCTATCAACAATACTCAGAAGAATGTGGTGTAGAATATGACGATGATCTTGTTCGTGGTTCTATTGAAGAATCTTATCACATTGCTTTCGAACGTTGCGAAGACTTTATGCCCGATACAACTGTTCGTCTACCGGACTTTGTTGTTCCTGCTGGATACGACGAAGACGGATATCTTAAACGTCTCGCTTCCGAAGGCTTGTTCTCTATCCTCAAAGATAAAGGACTAACTCAGAAGCGAACCAAGTCTAAGTCTCTTATTCACGAATACGAGCAAAGACTAAACCACGAACTATCTGTCATTGCAGATCGTGGTTTCTCAAAATACTTTCTTACAATGAAAGCTATCTCGGATAAAACAAATGAAGTACAACTATCGGGACCTGGTAGAGGTTCTGCGGCTGGTTCTCTTGTCGCTTATGCTTTGGGCATTACTCAAATTGATCCAATTAAATATGGCCTTCTATTCTCACGTTTCCTCAGATCGGATGCGACTGATTATCCTGATATTGATTATGATGTATCCGATCCTATGGTTCTTAAGGACATTCTAATTGATCAGTGGGGAGACTCAACTGTTGTTCCTATTTCTAACTGGAACACTCTACAACTGCGTTCGCTTATCAAGGACATATCAAAGTTCTATGAGATTCCGTTTACGGAGGTGAACGCAGTAACAGGCAAGATGTTAGCAGAAGCAACTCCTCTTGCAAAGAAGAAGCATGGCATCAAGGCTGGTGTTTACACTCCAACCTTTGAAGAAGTCATCGAGTTTTCGGACTCTCTGCAAGCATTCTTCCGCAAGTACCCAGATGTCAAAGACCACTGTGAGGCTCTACAAGGCTCTTACAGGTCGTGTTCTCGACACGCTGGTGGTGTTGTGGTCGGTGAAGGTTTAGACCGTTACATGCCCCTTATATCGTCCAAAGGTGTTAGACAAACTCCTTGGTCTGAGGGTCAAAACGTTCGACAACTTGAGCCAATGGGTTTCATCAAGTTTGATATTCTCGGTTTGTCAACTCTCCGTATGATTGAAGACTGTATCTCTAAGATACTTCGGCGTCATCACGGTATTGACAACCCAACGTTCGAGGACATCAAAAAGTTTTATGACGAGAACCTTCACCCTGACAATATAGATCTTAATGACGAACATGTCTATGATACTATATTCGGTGAAGGCAAGTGGATAGGCATTTTTCAGTTCACAGAGAATGGTGCTCAACGTTTCGCTAAACAGGTAAAGCCAAAGTCTATCATTGACCTTTCTGCTATTACTTCTATCTATCGACCCGGTCCGTTATCGGCTGGTGTTGACAAGTCTTATGTCGAAGCTGTTGAGGACCCATCGAGCGTTAGGTATCTTCATCCAATCGTTGAAGAAGTGACCAGAGAAACCTATGGGTTTCTTATCTTCCAAGAACAGATAGCTATGCTAGCTTATCGTCTCGGTGATGGCATAACAATGGACGAGGCTAACTTGCTTCGTAAGATTCTAACTAAGAAAGGAACTGGTAAAGGTTTCGAGGTCAAAGATAGAATACACGCTAAGTTTATTCGTGGCTGTAAAGGTCATGGCATAAACGAAGCAGCAGCACAAAGACTGTGGCAAACCTTTGAGTATTTCTCTGGTTATGGTTTCAACAAGTCTCACGCTGTCTCGTACTCTGTCATCTCCTATCAATGTGCTTGGCTCTGTACTTATCATCAAACAGAATGGGTTGCTTCGTTCTTAGATAAGGAACCAGAGTCTCGCAAGGAGAAAGCTATTAACTTGGCTAAACAACATGGATACAAGATCAAACCTCTGAACATCAACTATTCGGAAGATACTTGGCGTATTGAAGATGATGAGACCCTTATCGCTCCATTGACAGGCATTAAAGGCTTTGGTGACTCTGCATTCGAACAAGTTATGTTACACAGACCCTTTAACACAGCAGAAGAACTATTGTTTCATCCGGATGTTAAATACTCCAAACTCAACAAAAAAGCCTTAGATGTTCTTTGTCGAGCCGGTGCACTCAGTGACTTGGTTGATGAAAGGTTTACTGGTGATAAGCATTTCTGGTCTGCTGTGTGTCTTGATAAACCAAGAACCAAGAAAAAACTTGATGAGAACATTGAGAAATATCGACCTGAAGGTTCGTTTACCCAAGAAGAGAATATAGAACACATCGCCGACCTCACAGGTATCTTTCCTATTTCTATGGTTATGACAGACCATATCCAAAATAGACTAGCAGAGAAGTTCGTCCCACCTATCTCCGAGTATGATGGAGACTTACAACTCTGTTGGGGTATTCCTCGAAAGGTTGAGAAGAAAAAGACTCGTAATGGTAAGAATTACTTTATGATTACTCTTATTGATTCTAACTCTGTCGAGACAAGAATACGTTGTTGGTCTGTTGACCCCAACAAAGATGTGATCTATGCCAACCGTCCCTATATGTTAAAACCAAGATATTCTCTTGATTGGGGCTTTAGCACTTACGGGAGGGTTGACCAGTCATGGGTTCTTTTAGGATAGGAGAGTTAGTACGCTACGCATTAGCGAATGAACCACTTGGTATTATCATTGCCTACCGAGAAAATTGGAAGGTGATGAAGATACTGTGGACGACTTGTGATCGACCTATGTGGGTTGAGAAAAAATTTATAAAAAAAATAGTTGACAAAATCTAGAAACGTGTTATAATATCAATATGAAAAAAAGGAGGATAATATGAGTAAAAAACAAAAGGATGATAGACATGGTGCCGCAAAGTCTGGTTCTGAATCAGAACTTCGTTTACGTGCAATAGTTGAAAAACATGGATTTCAACTTCTAAGAATACAAAAAGATTTTGATGAGGCTGGACTAAAAATATTAGGAAGGAATAAATTCAAAAAACCAGAATGGTGGCCAGAACAATGCAAAAAGACACGAAAAAAAGGAAATGAATCTTTTTTTAATGCGGATGGATTTCTCAATGTTGGTGATGGTATCATTATTGAGTTAAAGAATTCAAACAAACATGGAACAACTGATGAAAAAGTAATATATGATTTGGAAAAAATTCGTGATGGTGTTTATGGCAAAGATCATAAATTAATTTATGCCTTTGTTGGCAAGGTTTGCCAAGACATTGGGCCATATCGCCTCTTTGAGTTAAAAGCAAAGATGGAAGATTTGCCCGTCCAGACAGTATTTGGATGGGATGAACTTGAAAAAGTTATTGAAAGTTTAAAGGATGGTGCGTTATGAACACTAAAATAAAAGCAGGAGATTTAGTTCACTGGTCCATAATGTCAATGCAAGGAATGGTCATGTCAATTGAAGGGAACAAAGCAAACGTCTTTTTCTTTCGACACGGAAAAACAGTTCCTATAAAAAAGAAAGCTTTAAAACACTTAAAAGGAGGTAAACAATGAGTGATGAAGAGAAAAAAATAACAACCTATGGTATTCGCTACTTAGGAAGTAAGAACAAGATATTACCACTGATTACAGAGGTTATAAATGGCTTAGACAGAGATGACAATAAAGTAATTGACGTCTTTACAGGCACAACAAGGGTCGCTCAGGCTCTCAAACAAGAAGGTTATGATGTTGTTACCAGTGACTTATCTTGGGCGTCTGAGGTGTATTCTGAGGCCTTTATATGCAACAACGGAGATGTTTCACACCTTCAGCAATATATCGACCAACTTAATTTGGTAACACCTAAAGCGGATTGGTTAACTAATCATTATTGCGATGTTGCCGCCAAAGCAGATTCAACTGTCAATATTAAAGTATGGACACCAAAGAATGGTGCAAAGGCAGATGCAATAAGGGAAGAGATAGAGAACATGGAAATAGAGCCATGGGAAAAGTCTTATCTCATTGCTTGCCTCATTTTCGCTCTCGATAAACTAGACAACACAGTTGGTCTTCAACAAGCCTATCTCAAAGGATGGAAGTCAGAGAGAGTGCATAAAGATTTAGTTCTGACTGCTCTTCCCGGTATTGAAGGTTTAAAGGGAGAACATATATGTGGAGACGCTTTGAAAGTAACGTACCCTTATGCTTCTGTTGCATATCTTGATCCACCATATACATCAGCAGATTATTCGACATATTATCATATATGGGATAGCATTGCTCGTTGGGACAAACCGAATGTAAGTCTGAAGACGAACAGAAGAATCGACAGGGTAAAATCATCTGATGAACACGACAAGAATATGAAAAGTCCATGGTATTCTAAGAGAACAGCTCTAAAAGCCACAAAAGAACTCATTGATAGACTGCCTGTTAGGTATTGTGTATTTTCATATTCAGACGAAGGTCTAATCAAATATGATGAGATGGAAGCATTGTGTAAAGAATATGCTGACTACAAATTTCACCAACAAGAACACGACCGACATGTTATGTCTCGCATTGGTGCTGGTGGCGATCAGGCAGAGAACGCAAGCAAAAAGAAAAATGTTGAATACGTCATCGTAATTGATAAAGGTCATCCAGTTGACCCAGAAGAAGAGACTGGTGATTTTACTGGTGATTTATACCAACCTAAACATTTATAAAACATTGTTACAAATAACAAAAGGAGGTAAATAATGTGGAATGATAACAAAGACAAGATAGTAATGGTCGCTGAATGGGACGACGAAGAAGTAGATAAAGATGAGGCTGGTCACATGATTGACTTTATCAAATCTGTTAAGGCAATTGAGGATGCAATGGCTCCATACAAAGAGCAATTGAAAGACCTCAAGGCAAACTACAAAGAGCAGGAATGGTTGGACGCAAAACAACAACGAATGGCTATCAAGATTCATCGAATGATAAAAGATGATGTTGATATGGATGAGTTCATTGACTTGTTCAACTCTATTAAACAAATAATACCATCAGGAGGTGAATAATGGAGGTAACAAACGAAAACCCACAAGAGACTCCCCTGTTAACCCAAGGGGACTTGGCAATAGCGGCTTTTTGCATATCAGAAGTGTTCAATTCTTATCTTGAGAATTATGAAGAAGAGAACTATGGAGAATTATCCAAAGAACAGATGGAAACATCCATGGATAATTTAAGACTGAGCTTTATAAAGTTTGATTCAATGTTGAAAGCGTTGAATCCACAACAGGAGGAAACAAATGAAAGTGAAAATCAAGAAACTTGATGCTGGAGCAAGGATACCTAAGTATTCTAAACGCGGAGATGCTGGTATGGATCTATATGCTGTGACTCAAAAGTTTGATTCTCACGGCAATTATGTTTACGGCACAGGGTTGGCAATGGAAATACCTGAAGGGTATGTGGGTTTGATATTCCCACGCTCTTCCATTTCTAAAACAGCACACTCTTTACGAAACGCCGTTGGGGTTATTGATTCTGGTTATCGTGGAGAAATAATGATGAAGTTTGATATCAACACACACAACTCACCAGTTTACAATGTTGGAGATAGAATAGCACAAATCATTATTATGCCCTATCCTCAAGTGGAATTTGAAGAAGTCGCTGAACTTTCGGATTCTGAACGTGGATCGGGTGGTTTTGGCTCCACCGGTACTAATTAAAGTATGTCAGAAGTTAAGAAGAAAGTACAGTTCGTAGATACGGATATACGACATGCACAACTAAGAATTCAGCTTGAAAGAGAAAGCCTCACACAGGCTGAATTCTTCCGCGCTTGTCTAACGGGAATGATTGAAAACGATCCAGCATTCATGAAATACATAAGAAAATACAAAGACTCAAAAAACATCGGTCAGAAACGGTCTGCTAAAATTTTACAAAAAGAAGACCAAACATCAGACGATCTCATGAGAAAGTTTGGTATTAAAGATGAAGAACTGGAAGATATTTTTGATTTAATTGCAGAAGAACATCCAGATCTATAATACTTTTCTACTTTTAACTTCTATTTATATTAGATTTAACATTAAGGAGATACAATCAATGTCTAAAAAACTTTTATCAGAAGCCCAAGTCCGTCGCTTTCAGAGCTTGGCAAGTATCAAGCCTCTCAATGAGATGTATACTGAGGAAGAAAAACCTGTAGAAGGCATGTATAAGGAAGAAGAAGAGCAACCTATGGAAGCAATGTATGAGGAAGAAGCTCCCGAGCCTGCTGACGAACCAGCTGACGAACCTGTTGAAATGGACGACGTGGATGGTGATGAAGTCGATATGACCTCTGATGATCTCACAGATATTGCTGATGCTCTTGACACTCTCCAAGCAAAATTGGCCCCACTATTAGATGCTGCTGACTCTCCTGAAGGAGACATGGGTGATGATATGGGTATGGGAGCAGACGCCCCAGATATGGGCGACGATCCTATTGGAGGAGACGAACCAGCTGATGATGATGATGATGATGCTCTTTTAGAACATGCACTCAAAGGTATCAAATACCAACCTTCACAGAAAGAGGTTGTTAGAGAGGTTGCAAAACGCGTTGCTCGTCGTCTTATGGAAGCGAAAAAAGCACAAGCAAACCTAAATAAAGCTCTTGGCAAAAAATAATTTGACAAATACACTGTATCGTGTTATAATATAATAAGGGTAGCACGTCTATCCTTTTATTTTTCTGGAGGCTAAATGGAAATATTACTATACATCTGCATTTTCTTTTGTGGATGGGTATGTCATTCCCTAGTTTCCTACATAATGTCTCTCGGATATTCCGTAATGTTACTTCGGAGTGTTTTGAGAGACATTGTTTATATGATAACAAGAATAGCAGAGGTTGCTCATCTGGTTCATGAAATGAAAATGATTGATCTAGAAAGTCTCAATCTCTCAGAGAGAGAGATGAATAACCATAAAAAACTTCACGAAATTCAAATGAACAATTTGAAGAGAGATTTTGTTAACTCAATTATTAGAAACTTTCCAAATAATTTTGATAATTTGGTAGAATTTGATAATTGGGATAACATGGAACAATGGATAAATAAACAACTAAAAATCAACAAGGAGGCCAAATGAAATTTAGTAAACAATTCACAACACCAAAGAAAGACAAGAAAAAGAAAGCAAAGCCGGTGCCAATTAAAGAGGCACAAGATGAGGCCCATGATGAGGCCCAAGAACCAACAGAAGAAGAAAAAGAAGCCGCAGCTGCTTTAATGGCAGCATTGGCTGGTGGTGGCGAAGAAAACGACCTTCGTTCAATTTTGATGTATGGTGATGTAACTGAGGACAGATCAGCCGAAATGATTGTTGGCTTGATAAGTCTTTCGGAGCAAAAACTTAAAGAAGGTCAGGAAAGACTTGATGATATGAAAATATACATATCAACATACGGTGGCTCTGCTGACGATATGATGTCGATCTATGACATAATGAGACTTGCAAAGAAAAAATGCGACATTGAAACTATTGGCATGGGAAAAGTCATGTCAGCAGGAACTCTTATTCTTGCAGCAGGAACAAAGGGAAAGAGAAAGATCATGAAGAACTGTCGTGTAATGATTCACGCAGTATCTGCTGGTTCTGTTGGGGCTATTCACAACCTCCAAAACGAACTAGAAGAGATCCAAGTGATCCAAGACGCTTACATCCGTTGTCTTGTCGCAGAGACAGACCTAACAAAGAGACAACTTAAAAAGATGTTAGATCAAAAGGTTAACATATACCTTACAGCAGAGGAAGCTGTTGAATATGGACTTGCAGATGAGGTAATATAATGGATGCAGAGTTTTACAACGAAGCCTCCGCAGCACGTCTCGGATGGACACCCGACTGGTTCGGGTGTTCTGAATTCGACGAGGAACTGACGAAGGCAATCAAGGCATATCAAAAGAGACTTGGTTTGAAAGCTGATGGTCTATGTGGTCCCGGCACATACCGAAGAGTATGGACAGACCGTGAAGGTTCGCTAGAGTATCTCCACGAAAGTGTTCCTGAGCATAAGAACACTAGTATTATTTACAACAACGATTACTTTGATATTGACTGGCCAAAGGTCGTTCTTCCATTTATGCAAGGAGGGATGAAGTTAACCAAAGGATACAAGAAAGTGGT